TTTTTTAGTAAATCATGATTTTATTTTTATTTTAGTGAAAAAGTGCTATTTTTTGGGTTTCTGTAAAGTATTGATTATTAATAAGTTAAAGAGGGTGTTTCAACGCTATTTCAACGAGCGTTGAATTTACGTTGAACAAAAAACCAACCATTAAGAAGATAAGGAGAGGATAGTAAGAAGAGAAAAGAGTAATATGTCGCTTAGAAAATAAAAGCCGTTTCACTTGCTTTTTGAGTATATTTTTTGTATATTACAACTATGAAATTACAAACAACTAAAAACGGTAAGCACAAACTTAATTCAGATTTAACTCTGGATGAGGAATTAGTTTTATTGGTTTACAAATCATTATACTCAAATGAGCCATTTAATTTAAGTATCGCTGTTGAGCCGTTAAATATGTCAAGGCAACATATAAGCAGAATGGTGAGAGGATTGATTACGCGCTCTTATATGAAGCGTACGAGCAATATATCGGTCGACTTAGTTGACTATAATAATGAATTACCAATTAACACAAATTTTATCTTTACTTCTGACTTGACAATTGACGACAAAAGAATGATAATTTTATTATACAAGACTTTTTCAGATAAAGACTATATCAATACTGAGGAATTAAACGCGTTACCTGAGGAGTTGACACTTGAATTGATTGAGACATTAATGGAGGAGGGTGTTATTATGCACAACTTACCGATTAACTTTATAGACATATTTACTTTAAATTCTCATTATGATTTATAATACAGCTTTAGTAATATTTTTTCTGTCAAGTACGCCCTTGATTGTTTGGGTATTTTATAACATGTTTAAAGATTTTAAATTTAGTAAACACTTTTTTTTGCAAACTTTAAGCTGTTGGAAATGTTTAAGTTTCTGGACTACTTTTTTAATTACTATCTTAGTTACTAAAGAATTACTATATTCGTTATGTATGGCCTCTGCTGTGTCTTATGTGGCATTTAGATTAGACAAGAAGATAAACAGAGACAAGGATAATAATATTAAACTATGGTAATCAAATTAAAAGATATAATATTATCAGTTGGTATAATAGTGATTATAATAATGTTGGTATTTAAACAAGATAAGCAGGTCTTTGAAGTTCCAAAGATAGTGGAAGTCGAGAAGATTATCGAAGGTAAAGAGACAGTTATTGAACGAGTGCAAATTGAGATAGTTAAAGAGAGCAAATTAATTAAAAAACTATCTACAAAAATCGAACAATTAAGAATTGAACTCATGAAGGTTAAACAAGTAAAAGACACAATTAGAATTATTGAGGTTCAAGATACAATCATTGATAAATTAACTATAACGAATAAAAGACTTGACACGGTTATCGTTTTAAGAGATAGCGTGATAATCGACCAAAGATATATCATTGAATCACATGACACTATTAACAAGGTACAAGAACACAATATTAAAAGACTGAAGAGACAACGAAATATAGGAATCTTGGTCGCAGGAGTAGTTACTGTAATAACATTATTAAAATAAAATGAAAGACTTTAAATTTACAAAAGAAGAGATAATATTTTTAAAAGATATTAAAAGAAAAGGAACAATATCAAACAAACAAGCCCTTACGGTTGAGTCTATTTTTCAAAGGATGGACTCTAATTATACCCTATCGTGCAACTCCTGCTCAAGTGTAATTGCAAAAGAAACAAAGAAACTAATTGACTTATCGGAACGTATTGCGGAATCTGACAAAGTTACGGTTGATTTAAACTCAATGAAGATGCACGAAATTAAGAGTTTGGTATTGTCGGAAACGGGTACTAAATTGACCACAGTAGGAAGGACAAAGGTAAGTGTAATCAAAGAGGCTAATAAATTACTAAATAAATAAGATATGTGTGGAATATGTTTAAGCTCGGACAATGATGGTTACAATGATTTTATTTCCGACATGGAGGTTAATTTTAACTTTGAATCAATAGGTAAAACTTACAAGACTAATCAAATTGATAGCTCTTATTTTACTTATATGAAAAAAGAGAGATTTGACTTGAAAGTTGAGAAGCTTTACAAGTACCAACCTCAAAAAGGTTATGCACCAATACAAAAAAATACAAGACGTTTTTGTAGTCGGTTGTATATTAGAAGTTCTGGAAGTAAATACTTTACTTTAAGAGAATTACAAGCAATGATAACACCAGGCAAGAAATACGGACAACGTGACGTCTTACTGAACTGTGGTAATTATTCAGCGAATCCAAAATATACGACTTGTCGTCATAGGTGGGTGAGATATTTACGAGACACAGAAACAGGAAACATAGCAGTAGACCCAAAACAACCTAGATTTCACAAATCAACAGCGAAATAATGAAAAAAGAATTAAAACTAACACCTAAGCAAATAGCATTCTGTAATATTTACATTGAAACAGCCAACGCATCAGAGGCTTACAGACAATGTTATGAAGTTTCACATATGAAAAGCACCTCCGTAACTCGTAAAGCGTGTGAGTTAATGAAAAATGACAAGGTAAAAGCAAAGATTAAAAGTTTGCAGGACGCATTGGCTAAAAAGTCAATGATTACTAAAGAGGATTTAATAATGAAATTGATGTTAATTGCTAATGACTACCAGGACAATAAAGAGTTTACAAACAATACAGATATTAGCGAACTTCGCAGAGCGGAAGTTTTATCAAGTTTGGCAAATAGTGCGAGTTCTATCTCAGCAATAAAACAAGTGTCGAAAATGTTAGGTTTTGATGCTCCAGAACAGATTGAGATTGACCAAAAAATTACTATTAATATAACTAAACCAGATTTCCCAGAAAACCGCAATTAAAAAATGAATATAGATTTTTCTCCAACTCCTAAGCAGTGGTTAATGTTTGAGACATTTGACGACAAGGACACAACTGAGGTTTTGTTTGGTGGTGGTGTTGGTAGTGCTAAGTCTTACGGTTTGTGCTCACTAATAACAATTAAATGTTTGCAATACCCAGGAATAAGAGTTTTATTAGGTAGAAGGGTTTTGAAGGATTTAAAAAAGACTACACTGGTGTCTTTGTTTGAGGTTTTTGCAGACTTCGGATTAACGACTAATGATTATAATTACAATCAACAGAGCAGTGAGGTTACGTTTTTAAATGGCTCTGTCATATTATTAGCAGAGTTGGCATATTTGCCAAGCGACCCAAGTTTTGAAAGGCTTAGGGGTAACCTTTTGACCTTCTCTGCAATTGATGAGGCCTCTGAAGTTTCCGCAAAGGCTCGTGAGATAGTTGCGTCAAGGTGTGGACGTTGGAAAAATGAAGAGTTTAATGTTAAGCCCATGTTGTTTATGACAACAAATCCAAGTAGAGGTCATTTAATGGATGACTTTTATTTGCCATTCACCAAAGGCACGTTAAAAAACCACCGTAAATTTATTCAAGCTTTGCCTCAGGATAACCCATACTTACCAAAGGCTTATATTGATAATTTAAAAAATACTTTATCCAATGCAGAATACAGAACTTTGGTTTTAGGGTTTTGGGAGTGGTCTGCAAACGATAACTGTTTAGTAACTTACGACAGTGTAATTGAATTGTTTGAACATGACGAACCCGAAGCCTTAAAAGATGACTATTATTTAAGTGTTGATGTTGCCTTTAGTTCTGACAAGTGTGTCTTAGCTCTTTGGAATGGTGACAATGTTATTGATATAATTGACTTGCCTAAAAATGTAAAACCAGAGGAAAAGATTAAGGAGTTAAAAGAAAAGTATAATATATTTGAAAAAAATATAGTAATTGATGTTGTCGGAGCGGGTTTATATTTAAAAAACTATTTTCCGAGAGCGTATCAATTTAACGCAGGAGGTAAAGTTTTAAACGCAGAACCTTATGAGCATTTAAAAACTCAAACTTATTCTAAATTAGCAGAAAAAATAAATAAAGGAGAAGTAAAAATTCATACTAAAAACCACAGAGAGGATATCGTTTCGGAACTTATGCAGATAATAACTTTACCTGCTGAATTAATTGGAGGTAAAATGAAAATGATTACTAAAAAAGACATCAAACATAATATTGGACACTCTCCAGATTTCCTGGATGCGTTAAGTATGAAATGCGTTTTTGATATTAAAAAGAAATACAGACAAGCCTTTTAAATAAAAATCAATTTAATACCGTTATTTTAATATATTATACTTATATTACAACATGAAGAAAAATTTTTACATAGTGATAGCCGTTTTGATTTTAATTATTTCGTTGCCTTTTGTGTTTGTTGGAATTATAAAAGAGTTTGTTGTTAATTCTATTGATGCAGGAGGAGTACTTTATACAGAGGTGCATTCACACATTACCGATAAACTTTAATAGTTATGAATAATTACACAAAATGGTCAGCATTTGGCTCTAAATCTAAAAAAATGGAGTTTTTATCTCTGTTGTCAAGTAATGGAGTTAAGGCATTTGATGGTAGAAAGACAGCTAAGCGTATATTAAGACATGGTGAGGACATCAAAGGTATTGATTACAACCGTAAGAACAACAGAGGAGCGTTCTTTGTATCTACTGACAAAATAGATTACAAAAATACAATGAACTTTGATTTGGACAATGTAAATTTAGTATGGGCATTACAATTTATAATTAAGTTATGAAGATAGAAATTAAAGAGAGTTGGAATGAAATTACATTAGCTGACTTTTTAGAGATAAATAAGGTTAATGAGTCAGAAGAGTTCAAAGATACGGTTGTTGCTAAACGTATTAAATTAATATCAGTTGTGTCTAACGCAAGTTATAAACAGTTGATGAGTATTGATTCTGATACATTAGAGAAGTTAATTGAGTCTACAAAGTTTTTAGATACTATTCCAGAAGAGAATAAGGACAAGGTGTTTAAAATTGAAGGAATGGAGCATATGATTATTCAAGACTTTAATAAGCTTACAGCAGGTGAGAGTATTTCACTAGAGCAGGTGTTATTAAATAAAGATGAGAAGGGTGCGGATATTATTTCAGACATTTTGAGTATTCTTATAAGACCATGTACGAACGGAGTAATAAATAGGTTTGATGAGAATTTAATCGAAGAGCGTAAACAATTATTTTTGAGGGCTTTAACAGTCCCCGACTTTATGGGGTTTTTGACAGCTATCTTAGTTGGCGCGACCTCGTTAGAAAGTCTTATTCAAAGGTTTTCAACAGTAAAGTAAAGTACGGTTTAGATGGTAAGACTGTTGAGGACAAACCCGACCCTTTTACATGGTTGAGGTTTATTGACAACTTGACAGATAAAAACATAATGAAACATGAAGCGTTTTTTGAGCTTAATTGGATTTATGTTTTAAACGTCCAGGAAATGAGGTTGATTGACGCAGAGAAAGAACACGAAAAAAATAAACAGAAGTAAATGAATAACACTCTAAATAACATAATTGACAGACTTGAGAGACTTGCGGACAGTCATTTGCAAATCCAAGACTTTAATTGTGGTAATACCGCAGACATAGGAACAAAGACAGAGGACGGAAGAGAATTAAAATACCCTTTTTTGCATGTTGATTATTCAAATACCAATTACGAGTTTGGTACTGGTCGAGGTATTGGAGCAAAAGTTTACACTGTTACGGTTTTAGTATTAGACAAAATAAGTAATAACATAACGGAATCGTCTGAAACAATGTCCGATACTGAAGCCATATTGTCTGACGTAATCCAATTTGTTTCTACTGATTCAGAAATGAAAAACTTTAGGATTCAGAACACTGATATAAACGCTCAACCAGTAAAAGACAATACAAAGAACGGGACGCAGGGCTGGGCGTGTGAGCTTAGTTTTAACATTCCTTACGACTGGTGCAGTTCTGCTTTGCCTTTCGTTGGACACTCTCCAGACCCTATTGCAATTGGTTCAAACTCTCCAAACGTTTTAGATGTTGGTGATTTAAATTTTGTATTCGACCAGGGTGTTACATCTGACTTTTGGACAGTGCCTCACAATTTAGGTAAGTTTCCGTCTGCTACTGTAATGGACAGCGCAGGAACTTTTGTTGAAGGTGAGGTCATTCATATTGATAACAATGTATTAACAATTGGATTCTCTTCTGCATTTTCTGGCTCTGTATTTTTAAATTAAAACAAATAAATAAACAAATAAATAAATAAATAAAATGGCAAAAAAAATCTTCTTAGTTGATTTAGATTTATCTCAAAATCAATTAGTAAATCCTAAAATGCACAGTCTGGCAACAGCTCCAGGCTCACCAGTTGAAGGACAAGTTTACTTCAATACGGGTGACAAAATCTTATACGTTTATGACGGTACAAGTTGGGTTGATGCAATGCAACAAGATACATCTTCAACGGTGGCATTATCTACTGGAACGGTAACAAGTACAACTTATGGTATTGATTCAAACGGCTCTTCAGATGACGTTATTATTGCGTCTGCAACTGGTTCTGCTTCTGGTGTTATGTCTTCAGCAAAATTCAATGAAGTTGAGGCGAATAACGCTAAAGTCTCAGATGTTAATCACAATGTTTCAACAAATTTATCTGAAGGTACAACAACGAACACGACTGTAAACGTTAATTCTTCAGATGGTTCAAATGCAACATTAGCAGCAGCATCTACAACACGAGCTGGATTATTATCTAAAGCTAAATTTGACAACATTATAGTTAATAATGCTAAAGTTTCAAATATTGCACATCCATTAGTTGAGTCTGCTGTTCCTTCTGGAGCTGTATTCACTGATACTGAAACAACGACGTCAATTAGTTTGTCTGCAAATATTCTTACTTATACAGATGAGGACGGTTCTGACACTGATTTGGATTTATCTTTATACTTAGATGATACAAATTTAGCACGTTTAACGGGTGGAACTTTAAACGGTGCAACTGGATTGGCAACTTTCACAAGAGATGACTCTTCAACGTTCACAATAGATATGAGTGCGTTTTTAGATGCAATCACATTAAACAACACGTTAACAAGTACGTCAACGACTGAAGGACTTACTGCAAATATGGGTAAAACTCTAAAAGGTTTAGTTGATTTAAAAGCACCTATTGCTTCACCTTCTTTTACTGGTAATCCAACAGCTCCCACACCTTCAACTGGTGACAATGACACTTCAGTTGCAACAACTGCTTTTGTTAAATCACAAAATTACTCAACAACTACTGGAACGGTTAAAAAGATTCAAGTTGATTGTGCAGCCTCAACGTCTACAACTGTAACACATTCGCTAGGACAGTATGTTAATGTAAATGTTTATAAAAAATTAACTCCTTTTAATGAAGTTACGGCACAAATAACTTCAGTTAATGCTACAACAGCAGTTGTAACGTTTAACGTAGCACCAACAGCAGGAGAGTTTGTGATAGTAGTTCAAGGATAATAGTTTAATTTAATTATTTCATAATGGCAACAAAAAAAATATTAGTTGATTTAGATATTAATGGAGATTTAAAAGCTGAGGATGCTGAATTTTCAGGCAACGTAGGTATAGGAACCACAAGTCCTAATAGAAAATTACACGTTATAGGTCAAATTGCAATAGATAACTCAACATCTCCATCTGGTGGACTATTAGTTTCTCCAGATGGGAATTCTAATAAGGTTTATTCAAGAACAGGAAACGCAACATCCTCAGCACATCCGTTAGATTTTATATCTGGTTCATCCAATTCTATGCGTATTGATACAACAGGAAATGTAGGGATAGGAACTACTAGTCCTAATAGTAAACTTGAAGTAGACGGAGTAATAACTATTGCACCTTCATCTTCTAATGTAGCAGAATTAAAAGGTCTATACGGGACGAGTTTCCTTTCAATGGACTTTATGTTATTTGATAATAAACTTTTCGGT